AACAGACTGAGTGTGCTGCACAGCTGGAAGTTTGGCCTTGATCTTTAATAGGAGGAAGATATGGGAGAGTATAATTTTCAGGAAGTGGTGGAGGTGCACTCAACTTATAACGATCTGATTTATATAAGTCGCGTCGATCTTGTCGGTCAGGTTTTGCTCCGAGTTTGTATTGTGAATAGTCTATCATATAGTTATTTATTCGAATGTTTTTATCTTATCCTTATCTGAAATGTATGGCGATTTATCAGCAAACTTTCCAAGAGATTTTAATATAGAATATAATTCATTAAAATCTTTATTTACTGGTTTATGATGTTCAAAATCTCCGGTTTCATCTATTTCTAAGTGAGCTATAACTGGAAAATCTATATGCCATTGATTTATACCATCATCAATAGCACGCATTTTAAGTTGAACATCATTTGATCTGAGAGCAACTTTAATCATTGTTAAACGTTTTTGAAAATCTTGAATTAATCTTTCTTCATTAGGTCGATGGCACCTTTTTGGATTAGCTTCATACCATCTTAAGAAATCTTCATAATAAAATTCTAATGCATGTAAACATTCCCATAAACAAGCATCATCGGGGACATGAGCAGTCTTCCAATCTCCATTTCCAATTGTTTTATAGAATTTTAAGAAAGGAGATGCAGCACTTTCAAGAAGGAAATATTGTTTAAATGTCATTTTTTCTGCTATATATTTTATTTTGCTTCCTGCATATGTTTCAATTTCAAAATCCATTTCATTTTCTAAAGCAAAATCTTGAACAGCTTTAATTTGCCTTTCAGAAGGATATGGATTTGGAAAAAGAACTAAACTATTAATTGCTCTATGATACATTCCCCACGCAAAATTCTTTTTTCTTAAAAATTTTGCAAAGCTAGTATCAAGTACTATATCATAAAAATTAATCAGTTTCCCATTTCTACCTCTATCTTTAAAAAGACGTGTAGCAATGTCAGCATGTTCAACATTCCAAAAGAATTCACCTGACGGTGAGAGAAGAAATTTTGTAAATGGTAAACTTTTAGGCATAAAAATAATGAATATCTTTTACAGTATCATACGACCAGTAAAATCCTTTTTCAGATTTACCATATAAAAAGTTTCGTCCGGTATGTTGTGGTTTTACATCACACATATTTTTAAATTCAACTAAATTAATATCAATTACATCATCAGGTTTTGGATAATCATCTACATATTCATCAACTGCTTGAGCTAATTCAGTTGCATCTGTAATACCAAATTTTTCTAAGCTACCATTATTTAAAATTGTTCGACAATCACCTATAAAAACACATTTATTCATATTTTATTGACTTAACCCTTCTTGAATACCTGTTTTTAACGCGTTAAATCCACCGATTCCATCGTTATTATTAGTAACATAGTAGGATAGGAGAGTTAATGAAGGACTAATGGTTTGATATACAACGTTATTTGATGTTTTTAAACCGTTTATGAGTGCTGTAGTATCGTAATTTGATGTGTTTAAATCAGTGTCTATTGTGTAGATTGCATTAGTAAAGTTGACTCTAAAAGATGTGTTAGTATAGACTAGGCTAAAAACGTTATATCGTACAGATTGTTCAATGATAGTTAGTGTAGTATTTGTTGAAGGAAGTGTAATTTTTTGAACGGGAGTTACTACTGGCGGTGTTATAGGAGTACAACTCAAGATTAGGCAGGTGAGCAGGAGATATATGTATTTCATTTAAGTATTTATCTCTTTAACTACATAACCTCCTTCAATTATATTTGCTTCTGCAACACATAGTCTGAAATCAGTTTCAATAGGCTTGATGTTGGTATCTATGATATGACTAGAAGCACCCATTATAAATTTGTATTTTACCTTATCAAAATGTTTTGGAAAAGGTATATCTGGTGTATAGGTTAAATTACTAATTTTTAGACAGGTTATAGGAGATACACACCTGCCAGTAACGGGAGATAAATTTTTATCTATTTCTATCCAAGTATTAGATCCAAATGGCTTGTAGTATTTTGCTGATATTGAAGTTTTAGTAGGTTTAGCAGTACCTTGTACTTTTGGAAGACAGAAATATACTCTATTAGGTGTTAATGTTAAGAAGTTTTCCTCTTTAACAGTATAAGATTTAAATACCCAATAAGTATAACCTACCTTTGTAATATCTTCTATTTTACGCTGAAAGATACCATTGAGTGCTTCTTGGGCATGTGGACCGATGATGGTTAAGAGAAAGGACATATGCTTTTAATTATAAAAAGCATATTGTAAAATTTGATTTTTTAGATATTTAGTTAATAGATTATGTGGTAAATTTTTATCTATTTTACTAATATCAGGACTCAATTTTAATATTTGTTTATATGATGGACCAAAACCGCAACAATTAAAGGATGTTAACAAATTTTGCCATAGTCTTCTTGTTCCTGTTTTTGCTATTTTGAGGGAAGTAAAAGTATCTGGATATCCTGTTTTGATAATAAGGCTTCTTATTACTTCTTCTGTAATTAAAGGTGGTAATTCTTTTAATTCAGTTATAAATCTATCTTCTCCTGATGCACAAAATCTTTCTGGTAATACTACATTTTTTGAAATAAATCCGTGTGGATATTTTATAATATCAATGTTTTTGACATTAAAATAATGTTTGATTATTTGGGTATTTAATTGAAGCCAATATGGTATCCGCAGAATAAAAATTGGTTTCGCATCATTAGTTGTATTACACATATCACGCCATGCACACCCAACTTCTTCAAAGATAACTTTACTATTTTTTAAATAATGAAAATGGCTATCAAATTCAACTAACATTAATACACCTGTATATTTTAATGCATACTCACTTGGTGTATCTAAATAAAAATTTTGAATAGCTTGTGGGAGGGTTTCTAACAGAGTATTAGAGTCAATATTAACACCATAATCAAACTTTCGTTTATAGAGTTTAAATTGGGGAATGACACTTCCAGGGTAAATAATGTTTAAAATCTCACCTAATTTTTGTTCTGTTAAATATTCAATCATACTATTTTTTGAGCTGAATTTGCTAAATTACCACAATAAACATCTAACAGAAGATATTCCATAAATAATTTACGTGCAACTTTCTTATCTGTTTTATACATAATTTTTAGACATTCTAAAATATTAGGACCCATTCCATTAAAGAAATAATCAACATTATTAAAAATGTATTGTTCTTCTTCAGGTGTTAAAAGTTCAAAATATTCTGGTAATCCAGTAGATTCATTAATTTTAGCTGCTTTAAATTTTTTAGTAATAGATTTTATAAGTTTTTTATTCATACGTTATTATAGTTGTTTGGTTGAATTTATGCAACACTATTCTTTTCAGTCCAATCAAGTTTATCTTTTTTATGTAAGTTATCTTGCCACCACAAAGGCTGAAAATTTGTATAATGAAAACACTTTTTCTGTTCTTCTAATTTTGTTAAATCAAAACTAGCACAAGGTATAATGTGATCAATATGCCATCCAAACTTAGCATGATTATCCCATGTCATCCCAGGTTTAAATTGTTTTTCTAGATGAAGGTTAAGTTCTGAAACTGTACAACCAAATAAATCTATATAAGATTGTGTATGTTTTATAGCTTTGCCTTGTTTAACTCGTGCACACATTTTACCACGATGAATTTGTGTAATTCTAGTATTAGGATCATTTTTATATCTTTCATACTGTTTTTGATGGCTAGCTTTTTTATTCTTTTGATACCAAGCTTTACAAGCTTTTTTATTTTCTTCTTTGTTACGAGCATACCAATTTTTAGCATATTCTTTAACTTTTTTCTTTCCATGTTCTGACTCTCTATATTGTTTTATGTAGGTATTTCTTTTTATTATATGATTAGGATTTCCTTTTAAGTGTAAACTATACCATTTTTTATTATTTTCTTTAACAATTTCATCTCTGCCTGGTACTACCCACCTTCTAACTGTATCAGGATATACAATACTTTTGTATTTTTTACAAGTATTCCAAACACCAATTTCTTTTGCACAATCAATAACCTCTTGTTTAAATTGATCATTATATCTTTTTTGTTTCATACAGAGTATTATAGGACTAATTTATTAAAAAGAAACTCTGCATTGCTGCAGAGTTTTTGAAGAATAATCCTTTTGGTTTTAGATTTAGCCGAGATAGACTGATTGTCCCCCGGGAGTGAACGCAGTTCCAAGATCCCTAACTAATACTACATGATAGTATAAGTTGGCCCCAAAAATGTTGTCCACAACGCCGTACCTCGTGAGCAAGCCCACGCGTGGTGCGAAGTCGTTGGGGCCAATCGTTCTTTGGACCATGACCGGAATGTAAGGACAATATATAATACCTGTGTCATAGAATTCTGGGCCTTTGTAGCCAAGTAGCGCATATTCAACACGAGTGTTGCGTTGTGCTACTTCCCACTGAGCCTCAGTCCTTGTATCACGGTAGACATTGAACCTACCACCGAGATTTCCAACTTTCGCTACACCGATTGGCTGAGTATTAACGTTACCATTTACTGGCATCCATTGGAACTCAGGAAGCATCTCAAGCATTGCGCAAATACGTGGAGTTGCAACAATAAAGTTAGCAGAACCACGGCGGTTGCGAATTGCTATACGATTTGCTTCTACGATAAGCTTTTGATAGAAATCCCTGTTACGTTCAGCAAGCCAACGAGCATCAGCACTGATCGGAGACCAGACGCTATATCCCCTACCTGCACCTGCAGTAAGGGCAACTTGAACCATACGAATAATCATTTCACGATCGATTTCAGCCTGCAACTCATAACTCATAGCGTTTGTAAGTTCGGTGTCGATGTTAATACCATTCATGTTCTTCAAGTCTTGTTCTAATTCTACTGACCAACGAGCTGCCAACCTACGAGTACCTGCTTCAACAGCAGTCTTCTCGAATTGAACAGTCATTTGAGGAATTTTACCAGTTAACTCAAAGTTTTTCAACAGTTGAGCAACACCTTGATCGTTTCCGACAAAGTTGAATAAACCAGTAGCACCGCCGTCACCACTCAAACGAGCACTTGAAGTGCCAGTGAATCGTGTGTCGAGATACTGATAACCGATTTCTAATCCATCAGCAGGTCGAGGATCGCCTTGTGAGTCAGTACTTGTTGGGCCACTAGCAGTATTGCCAGTTGATCCATCAATTCCTTCTCCAAGGTTATCCCCTTCATAGAAATATCGCAATGCAAATGCTAAACCAACTGGACCGCTCATGGGCTGAACACCAACAATTTCATTGGTGATCAATTCTGGGAATGTACGACGAATCATTGGGATCAAGATCTTTGGCAAACGAGCATCGCCTGTGGCATATGTATCGCTTGAGAAAGGACTCACTGGAGCACCTTGCAACGAACCGAATACGCCACCATCACCTGAAGTATTGCTAGACTCACGTAAGCACCAGGTTTCCTGGTTCTCTAAGAGAATAGCCGTATTAAGGCGCGTGTTATCGCTTTCGATAGGAGCAACGTTCTTTGAAGTGTAGTTCAACACTGGATTCCATTTTTCGAGAAGAGCTGTTGCTCTTGATTCGTCAATGTACGCTTGTGATGGTCTAATTTGTTTCATAATTTATTTTGCTTTCTTTCTGAACATCAGGTACTTACGTACCTCATTTGGTTAAATTGCTTTGTGAACTACCTATTGCTAGGCTTCAGCGCAGATGCGCTTCTTTTTAGACACTTCAGTGCTTGTGCTTTCAGATAATTTCTTATAATTTCTTATAATTTCTTATCTGGTAGACTTATTTTTGCTCCATGTCTGTTATCGTTAGTTCCTAACGATTGAATATTATTAATACTCTGTAAATACTTAGTCGATTTTGACTACATTTTTTAGTATTTCTTTAATTCTGTTAAATATGTTGAAGTTTGTGCATCAAGTACAGGCTCATTAGCATTTTCGGTAATCAAATCACTATCTTTATTAGTTGGACGATCAACATTTTTAGTTATTGGTTCCGCTGTCTTTTTTAAATCATCCATTATCAATTCTTGATCTTTATCAAATAATGACAATGTGTAATTGAAGTTTTCATTAATAAATCCAGTATCTTTATTTCCAAGAATTTTAACAATGTAACTTTTCTTTTCACTTGGTAAACCAGAAGTTAATGTTTCAAGTAATACAGTTGCTTCAGCTTTAATAGTACGAGCCTTTAAATTATTATTTTCTTTTATTAATTGCTCATTCTGTTTACCTGCTGTTGCAATTCTTTCCTTACCATCAATAACGCCTTCTTTAATTACTTCTTGGCTAAATGCTAGATCAACACCTAGAGTACGACGCAATTCGTTAATAAGCTTGTTAGCTTTCTTTACTTTAACAGCTTCTTTAATAGTTTCCATCGGGACAGCTTTTTCAAGATACAATTCAAGATAATTGCTAACCGTATTAATTAGACTCTCTTTAAATACTTTTGCTTCCTTAGTAGAAGCATTTTGAAAGCGAGAAATAATAGATTTCAATTTACGAGTGTGACTCTCATTAATAGCAGAAACAATCTTTTCTAGTTTACCAGAGTGATCAACATCAATCTTTTCCAATAAAGTTTGTAATTGGTGTGCATGCTGTTCGTCTTGTTTAACGAGTGCTGATTCTACTTGGAGAGTAGCTTTGTCAGAAACTTTTTTATTGATCGATTCATTAAAAAGGGTTTCGATTTGAGTAAGTGACTCTTCGGTTAGAAGATCCTTTGTGGCACTTTTGAGTATTTCTTTAATATCTTTTGGCATATTTAAAATGGTTTCAAACCAGCACACTGTCTGATTTTATCTTTAATTTTTTCACGAATAGCTAACTGTAAATATTTATTGGCTTTTGCGAAATTTTTCTCATTAATGGTTTTAATAAACCCAGTAATAGCAACAGACTCTTTGTTTAAAGAAACACCTTTTAATGATTTTAATTGAATGTCTTTACCAGAAAGATCCCCACCTATTTTCTTAGGAGCATTTTTAAGACTAATATTTTTAATACTTGCCTCTATATCTTCATCAGACATTTGAGCAAATTTCAATAGTTGTTCACAATCTTTACACTTACAATCTTTTGGATGAGCTTTTGCCATATAATTATTTACGGTTTCTTTAACTGTTTTTTGTTAATTACTAATCTTTCTAATAAATGTAGAAATTTGTTCAAGTAAGTATTTATCAATGTCATGTTTAGGAAGAGTTGAAAGAGCATCATCTAATTCTTCATATACTTCTCTTAAATTTCCATTAGCTTCAAGAATGAACTGACGTGCTTCAAGTACTCCGTTGAGAAAAGCCTTTGGTGCACTAGGATCAGCAACACAATCAACTGCTACTAAACGAGCATTATGTACTCTGTTTGTATCCATTCCCTCACTAATTAACTTACCGAGACAACGTGTTGATACTCCGATCTTAACTTGATCTAGAATTAAAGTCTTTGTAAGGATACCCATGGGAGTACTTAAAATTTTTGATTTACCAATATAATGATTACCATTTTCTGTTAGTTCTATAATTTTATGACAAGCACGTTCAAGATTTACTTCAGCACTTGCAGGATGATTAAGTTCTCCTAGAGCTCGATCTTCTTTAATCATTTCTTTGGTATAGCGAGCTATTTCTAAGCGCATTTCATCTGAATCATATATTCTGCCGTTTTTATTCCGCTCATTTACTAAAATATAAGGTCCACGAATATACATTGCTCCGGGTGAAGTAAGATTCTTTTCTTCGATTACATACTCAAGGTCTGGAGCAGTAAACGCATTATCTAATATAAGTCTTAATCCTGACATATTTTAATTATTTAATATAGATCCATCCATTTAGTTCAGGAGTTTCACCATTTATAAGTTTCCATATATACATATTATGTGATACTCCTATATGTTTTCTAAATTGTGAAGGAGAAAGTTTTATTATTTCATTTGTAGTAATATTCTTAAAAGAAAATAAATTGTAAATACCTAATGCAACCTTTGTATTAAACATTTTTTTAACTCTTTCCTTTTCACTAAGTGGATTATTTTGCCATGTTTGTTTTCGCCTATTTATAATATCAACAATTTCTTCTTCTGTTTTTCTCTTCCAAGCTTCTCGTTGCTTGTTTGCAATTATAGCTTTTTCTTCTATAGATTTTCGTTTTTTTGTATTACTACTCTTAGCATAAATAGCGGCCCAATTTTTTTCTTTTGCTTTATTACGTTTTTCAGTTATTTTATTTTTTTCTTCCTGCGTTTTTAATTTCCATGGAATTCTTTTTTTATGTTGTTTTTTTATTTCTTTTTGTTTTTTATGTTCTACTGCTAATATAAAATTACTTTCTGCATTTATAAAATCCTGCTTTGTTCGATTTATTATTTTCCAATTTTTATATTCATTTAAATAACCAATAATTAATTTTCTCACACAACACTTACTACCACTAGTATAAGTCCTAATTAATTTTAAGAATTGAGAGGGTGTTAATCTTTTCTCCTCATTTGTTTGTAAATTTTTAAATGTATAAATTTTATAATTACCTTGTATAATCTTTGTTTTTATTCCTTTACTAATGCGTTCTTTTTCTTCCACCGGATGTGTAATACTAAACAGTTGCCTTTTCTGTTTTGTTCTAAGTATATCCTCTGGTGTTCTTTTTAATAGTGTGTTTTTTCGTTTTTGTGAAATCTCTTGCAGTTGTTGTGGGGTTTTACTTCTCCAAGTCATTCTAATTTTATTAATCCTCTTTTCTATTATTTTAATTAGTTCTTGTTTTGTTTAATCCTTTAAAAACACCAGAAGCAGGTATGGAATGGATAAAATGTCCTAAGTGTAGAGCACCTGTAAATCAGGGACATGTATGTAATGAAGGTATAAACAATATAAAATTTCAAAAAGGAGATAGAGTTCGTCAAGAGGATTCTGAAAGATTAGGAACTGTTGAAGAAGTGATGTTTCCCGTTTCTTGCAAAGTTTTATGGGATGGAGAGAGAAGGAATATGGGAAGAAGCAGAAAACTTAGTTAAACTTAATTCAATTGTAAATGGATTTACAATTGTTTCTGGCACACATGAACATCCGTTAGTTTTATATTCACCAAAAGAACAAATAAACGAATCAACAAAGTTAAATATAACAGTAGTTGGTACAGTTGATCATGGTCAAGTTATCACTAAAAAAGTAAATCAATCTATGTATTACGGTTCTCATTTCACAATTGGACTTGAAAAAGGAACTCGATGGAGATTTAATTGTTATAATACTGTTCTTTGGACAATTGCTCCAACTAAAGAAGAAATGTTTTTAGTTGATAATTGGTTAATAAAACACCATTATTCAAATAAACCAAATCACAAAATGTTATCTGGGATGGTTGGTAATATACCGATAAACGAATCAAAACAACATAATTTTCTCGGACAACCAGTCTTTAAACAAAAATTCTCTGAACCTTGGGAAGATCAAAAAGGTGGAGTACCAGCAATAAGAGTTATTCCTACAGGACAAGTTTATATTGGAACATCTCGTATTGAGTATGACGAAATAAAAAGAAAAATTCAAAATGTTAAAAAAATTGAAATTGGATTTGTTAAACGAGGAGTATTTTATAAGACAGTAGCTAAAAAGGAAAAATTACCAGGATGGGCATTAGGAGTTGCAAGTACTCAACCTGATAATTTTACTAAAGGGAATCAGAATTTGAAATATGTTTAAAATTCTTTTGTTGCTACATAACCATATTTAAATTATATTCAATTCTCGTTCTGTAATCAGCTGAAACTTCCAATTATTTCCTTCACTACATTTTCGGGTACACCATGAGCGAGCACTCTTCCATTTCGCCTGATTAACAGCATAAGTTACTTGTTCATAAATTACTGTTGATTTCTTTTTTCGGGTGCTAGGAACTGGTGGAAGAGTCTGTTTGTATGGTTTAACCTCAATTAAATATTTTACAATTTTATCACCTTCTTTGATATGAACGACATTATCTACATAGTAATGATGAACACGTCCATCAATAGGAGATTGGTATGGAATGACAATATTTTCAGAATGCCAATATTGTACATTTTTTGATAGATCTAAGAATTTAAATAGCTTAAGTTCTAGAGAACTTCTGTAGATTGCTATCTCTCCACCAAATTTATTTTTATTGATTGGTGTATACACCCCCTGAACAAACTTTGTGTTTTTTTGAAAGATCATATTTTTTATTATTTTGCTGAATATATTTTTGAAATTCTGTAAAATTGTAAACATTTTAGTTCCTATAAGGAACCATTTTTACTGTACCGCTCCATCACTAGGTGCTGAATTTATATTACCTTCACCAGGAGCCAATGAAACACTATTTCTAATAGCATTCATATTTTCTTCAGGACCTGTATCAAAATAAACTCCAGCAGATATTGCATCTCCAAGTTTATGTCCATCATTAAACATCCTATTAATTTCAGGTACATCTAGCTTACAATGGTTGTTTGTTTTAATACTAGTGATAGCACCGTTTAAATAAGTCACTGTATAGGTTCCTGAATTAGAAGGTGAAGTAACAACAATGATTGAATCAGTTTTAGGCCCATATGCTTTTGTTAGAAACCAATTGCGTTTAGCATCTTGTGTTTCAAGGATGAGTTGGTAGGCTTCGCGGAGGAGATTGGTGTTGCTATTTTGGTAATTATTATAATCAAATACCTCTGTTATATTTTTCTCCTTCATTTTTTGTTGTTTATAAAATATTTTTAATTTATCAATTTCAAATTGTTTTAATTTTGGATTGCTAGAACAGATAAAATCTCCTCCTACACTTGAAGGAGCACCCTGAAGTGATGTGAGTTGATTGTTTTCACAGTAAAAATCTCCTCCTACACTTGAAGGAGCACCCTGAAGTGATGTGAGTTGATTGTAATCACAGATAAAATCTCCTCCTACACTTGAAGGAGCACCCTGAAGTGATGTGAGTTGATTGTAAGAACAGTAAAAATCTCCTCCTACACTTGAAGGAGCACCCTGAAGTGATGTGAGTTGATTGTAATCACAGTAAAAATTTCCTCCTACCTTCGAGGGTGCTCCTTGAAGTGACGTGAGCTGATTGTAATGACAGTAAAAATCACCTCTTACCTTCGAGGGTGCTCCTTGAAGCGACGTGAGCTGATTGCAATAACAGTAAAAATCACCTCTTACCTTCGAGGGTGCTCCTTGAAGTGACGTGAGCTGATTGTAAGAACAGTAAAAATCACCTCTTACCTTCGAGGGTGCTCCTTGAAGTGACGTGAGCTGAT